TCAAACCTCCATATGTAGTTCCGTATCCTGTTGCTCCTACTGGAACGTGAATCTCTGTAGCCGCTACACCAGAAAACGGATTAGAACCCAAGGCAGGAGCAGTTGTAGCTAGGCAGTTTATTGTCCCTAGTAGTATACAGTTGCGGAATGCGTGCGAATCTATAGTCGTTACGGTATTGGGTATGGTCAAACTCAGTAAAGCGCTACATTCAGCAAATGTGAATTGCTCAATGGTAGTAAAGCCAGCGTTGTTTGGGAGGGTGAGACTTTCTACCCTGTCACAGCCTTGGAATGCTCTTTGTTTGATGGTGGAAACGCTGTCTGGGATGGTGATGCTCGTCAAGTCGCAGTTTTGGAATGCGCCATCCCCGATGTAGGTTACGCTGTCAGGAATGGTGACGCTCGACAGGCTAGTGCAGTGAAAGAATAAGTAATCTTCGACTCTGGTGAAGCCAACATTATTTGGGAGGGTGGCGCTCGCGAGGTCAGTGCAGCCACTGAATGCGCTAATCCCGATGCTGGTGACACTGTCGGGAATGTTGATGCTCGTCAGGCTAGTGCAGTCTTTGAATGCATTATTACCGATGCTTGCGATGCTGTTACCAATGGTTACATTTGTCAGGGCGGTACAACCAACGAATGCAGAAGGGTCAATACTAGGAACATTGCTGCCAATATAGATGCTAGTTAAAGTAGTGTCGTCGCCGTAATACAGACTATAAGTCAACGGAGCAGTAATGTTCCGTGTTTGCTCCACAGCACTGTGAAAGTCTGTAGTATACGTATACACAGAGTTTTTAGCCGAATCACTTAGCGGCAAATTACTAAATCTAATCTTTTTGGTCTCATCTGCGCCAGAGTCTACAACTGGCAAGAAGTCAGTTACTGAGTCAGCTGAAGTTAATTCTGTTAATTGTGATATTTTTTGGTCTGCCATTATATTTTTTAATTATACTACTCTAAACTTAAATTACGGGAGTCTTCAGTCAAAAGATGGTATTCATTTTCGAGTAGGATATGGTTATGAAAGAGTGATCTTGGATCAAGAGGTCTAAATCCGCAATCAACAGGGGGATTTATTTTTTCATCGAATCCAAAAAAATGATATTTTCTATTAAGTTCTTGAACTATATGGGTATACATATGGCCATATTGTTCGTGTGAAACAGGATTGCCAGAGGCTAAAGAGATAATTCTATCCTCAAAAATACCAGACCCAAAAAGACCTGAATTAAAGGAAGTATGTATTTCGCTCTGTAATAATTTAAGATTTTGCATGGTGGCTATATATTGACATCAAACAAAGTTATAAAACCTACAAGGTAAAAACCATTTTTAATTAAATCTTGTAAATCTGCCATATATTAGTATTACACATTTTTGAAAAATGTAGAAATTAATATCGCATATTATACTAGCCTTTTATTAAAAACTTTGTGTAATTTGTTTTTTACCTTCATTATTTTCACAAAATCTCACTTTGAATGTAACATTTGTCATGGCAAAAAATAATTACAAGGCAGATAATCTTTATTTTACTAATAGGAAGAAATATTATGAGCAGAAGAGATTTGAACCGACAAAGTCACTGGGATCTGACTTTTCTAATGAAGATTATAACAAAATGGTTGGATTCGCTGGTAGCGAATGGGTAGAAGGTGGTTTGAGTCGCAGAGGATTAGACTCTCTAGGGGTTAACAGTCAGCTATCGATTAGGTTCCCCAATTTAACTGGTGGAGGGAATCTTTATAAAAATAATGGAGGCTATATTACAATTAATGAGACCGTATGGCTTTGTCAAAAAGCTTGGGAGGAATTCCAGCTATTCCGCAACACCATTGAAGCTATGGTCGAATTCTCTATGTCAAAAATTAAATTATCGTCCCCCAATAAGAGTGCTAAAAATTTTTGCGAGACTTGGCTAAAGGCTATTAATATAGATGGATTTGCGGAGCAGTTTTATAGAGAATTGTATAGATCTTGTAACGTTTTCCCGTATGCGATGAAAGGGAAGATCAATATGAAAGATGCTAGAGATTTAAAGATGCATGCATCTAGTGCGGAAATACCAGTAAAATATACGATTCTTAATCCAGCCCAAGTAAGTTTATATGGGGGTTTGACAAACGACAGGGACATTTATAAAGTTTTAAGTCCCTACGAAATTAAAAGATTGAAAAATCCGCAAACTCAAAGTGAGAAGATTTTGTATCAAAAATTAAGTCCAGAAATAAAACAAGCGATTAAAAATAGTTCTGAAATATCTCAAACATCTTCTATTTATATACCTCTTAAAGACGTGAGTTCTGTTTTTTATCAAAAACAAGATTACGAATATTTTGCAGTACCACTTTTTTATGGAGTCCTAGACGATATTGAATTAAAGCTTGAAATGAAAAAGGCTGATAGGAAAGTTTTAAAGACCTTGGAGAATATGATTCTTAAGGTCACTATGGGAGGTTATAAAATTGACGGTAACGAAGTGCCTCCCAACCCAGAGCATTTAGCTTACATGAGGCAGCTTTTTAATAATGAGTCAACCCAGAGAGTTCTTGTTGCAGATTACACTACTGAAGTTGAATATGTTATTCCAGATATTACCAAAGTTGTAGGAGTTGAAAAATATGCTCAGGTAAATGAGGATATTCGCGAAGGATTGCAGTCAATTTTTGGCAGCAACGAGAAGTTTTCCAACCAAATGACTAAAGTTAGGGTATTTTGCCAGCGACTTAAGAGGGGGCAGTCTATTTTCAAAGAATGGATTGAAGGGGAAATCGGGAATATTTGCAAAGCTATGGGATATACAAACCCTCCGACAGTAAAACTCTCTTCTATTAGCCTTGAAGACCAAACCCAAATGAACAGGGTTTACACTCGCATGGCCGAATTGGGATTTTTGGTTCCAGAAGAGTTAAATACAGCAATCGAAGATGGTATTCTCCCAGAAAAATCAGAAAGCCTTGAAAATCAAAAAGAGTATCGTAAATTGAAAAACGATAGCCTTTATGAACCACAAATGAATTACAACCCAACAGATGAGGATTCTGGTTCATCTCGTAAAAGTGAAATAAAAAAAGAAAGAGGAAGACCAGCTGGTAGTGGCGTTCCGATTGGCGGACCTAGACAAAGCAGAGTTGTCGGCGGTATCGGGGGTATCTCCCTGAAGGAAATACAATCTTGTCTAATAGAGATGGATAAAATTAAAGAAAATGTAATTAAAAAACTCAAGGGTAGTTACAAGGTTAAGAAACTTACAGATTCCCAAGTTGATTTTGCCAATTCAATTGCGAAAAAGGTTGTCGAAAATTATAAAAAAACTGAGTGGGGAAAAGCTGTTGCCTCTGTGATTAAAAACAAATCAATTGATGAGGACCCAAAGATGCAAGAAGAGATCGATAAAATTTGTGATGATTTTGAATTAGACGCTTTTCTGGGCGCTTTAGTCTGGCATTCTCGCAGGGATGCACCAAGCAATTAAAGTGAAACAAATATAATAATTTTACTTTTATAATACCATCGATAACTCTGAGTGCTTTTAATTTCACCAAAATGAACAAAAATTGTAATAAAATTTATGAATAAATTAAAATTTAGTAATTCAATTGTGGCAGAAATTTTTCAAAAGGAGCAGAAAGTAGAGGGGTCAATAGAGGAAAATAGCGATGGGACTGTTACTTTAGCTTATGATTATTCCGATCGACCAGAGGGATCTGGAACTTCCAGTTACGAGATCGACGAAAAGATTGCCAGATGTATGGAAGGCATGTCTTCTTCTATTAATAAAGAGTTGAGTTGGATGAATCAGCGTATCGATTATTTGGCAAAAGCTCTTTACGAGCATAAAGAAGGTCACTTACCTAACCCCCAAACACCATCTCAAATGCAAACAGCGATTGAAACTTTGGGCATGGGGGAAGATTACGAAGTTAAGAAGCGTACAATCTATGCAAGCTATGAAGGCAAATCCTTAGAGGCAACTTACTAATGAATAAAGATCAAATTAAAAAAGATTATCCATTTTCCACAAAAATAACTGCGGAATACCAAGTTATTCATCCGAAAGAAAGAGATGAACATCTCGCACTGGCATCTTTAGATTCTTTGAAAGCATTGCTTGATGTACCTAAAGAACAAATAGAGATGAACAAAGACCTTCTGTATATTTCTGCTGATTTATGGGTAGGGGGGATGGCTAATAAAAATGGGCATGCAATCACAACTGAAGATACAATAGCACTGGCCAAGCAAATTCCTCATAAATATTTGAACCTTGAACATGATGAAGATGTTGTCGTCGGATCTCTTTTCTCTTATGGATTCCGTGAATATGCGAATGAAAGAAATTTAATTCCAGAAGAAGATATTAAAGATTTGAACAAACCAATAGTTGCTTCTGGTGGCGGTTTTGTTTGGCGCAGTATTAACCCAGATTTGGCCGAATTACTTGTAGAAGCTTCTGATAAAAATTCTTTGAAATATGGGCAAGCATCATTCAGTTGGGAAGTTTATTTCAAAGAGTTCGCGATCATGGAAGGTTCAAAATTTGTTAATCAAGCACAAATAATTGATGATGAATCTGAAATAGAAAAGCGTGTTCCGTTTTTAAAAGATAACGGCGGCTCTGGAGAATATGAGGGTAAAGAAATTTACCGTCTAGTAAAAGGTCCGAAACTATTTTTGGGAGCTGGTATAGTAGGCAATCCTGCCGCTGATGTTAAAGGTATCCTTACTAGTGAAACAGAAGAAGATGTGAAAATTAAAGTAGAAGCTTCAAAAGATTATGAAGATCAAGAAGTTAAAAGAACAAGTAAAAAGAAAAAAGAAATTTCACATTCAAAAAAAATAAATGTAAAGAAATATACAGCTATGAAAATTAAAAATCAAGAAGATTATAAAACTGTATTAGCTTCTGTTTGCGAAAGCGAAGAAGTTGATCATAAACTCCTTGCCTCTCTTGAAGCGAATTTCGATAAAGTAACTGCTTCTGCAATTGCTGATGCGATCCGTGATGAGAGCGCCAAGTTTGCTACTGAGAAGAAAGAACTCGAAGAAGCGAAAGTAAAGGCCGCCGAAGAAAAAGCTAAAATTGAAGCAGAACTTACAGAGCTTAAGGAGAAATCCGAAGCTTCTGAAGAAGAACTGAAAGAGATTAAAGCCAAACTTGTCGCGGAAGAACAAACTCGCATTTTCAGCGAACGTATGGAAGCACTAGAAAAAGATTATGATCTTGAAGCTGATGACTCTAAAGTTATTGCTAAACAAATCAAGAGTCTTGACGAAGGTGGTTACGATGCTTGGCTCGAAGATTTCAAGGTTTTTGCTAAAGAAAAGTCTAAAGACTATAAAGCTAAAAAAGCCGAAGAAATGAAAAAGAAACAAGAAGAAGAAGAAGCTATTAAAGCCAAATCTTCAACTGAAGAAACTGAAGAGCAAAAAGAATCTCGTGAAAAGGAAGACGCTGCAAAGCTTATTGCATCTGCACAAGAAGATGTAAAACAAGAAGTAGCATCGACCCAACATGAAGAAAAAGTTTCCCTTGCAGATCAATTCACTGAATTCGAATTAGAGCTTGAAGGAAAATAATTTCACATCGTAAAAAAATAATTGTAATAACATTTAACTAATAAAAATTATGGCATTCAAAGACTTAAAACTAAAACCCCTTCGTAATATCTCTCCGTACGACATTCGTTCGCATCTTAGAGCAGACTTTACTGGCGAAGCTGGTGATCTTGTCAAGGTTAAAACTTTTGACCCTGACAGCGACACTTACTACGCTCAAAATCAATCAGTTGGCGCTTCTAATGATGGCGTCTTCTCTAATCAATTCCAATCTCCTTGGACTGTTGAACTAGCTACTAGTGGCGATTTGGCTGCTGGTATCCTCGGTATCACACTCGAAGGAACTGCACTTACTGACAACCACGGCAACAAGATCGATGGCTTCAACCAACGTTGGGCTGATGAGAATGGCTTCGTTGCTTCTGGCAAGCCAATCCAAATCGCTACTCGCGGTAACTTCTGGATTAGCAGCAGTGTTGTTAATGGCAACCCTCAGCCCGGCTCTGGCCTTGCTGCTGGTGCTAATGGTGGATTCAGAGTCGTCAATCCAGCTACCGCTGGTGCTGGACTTGTTGTAGCAAAAGTTCTTTCTTCTGCTGGAACTCGCCAAGGCGATGTTAACATCGAATTAACCCTCTAATCATAAACGGAATTATTTATATGAAAATTAAATTAAAAGAAAAACCTGAACATATCGAACTTATCAAAGCTATGGGATCTCGTGATAACGAAGCATCTCGTGAAGCAATGAGAGTATTCGCCCGTCTTGTCGGTCCTCTTGCCAAGAAAGTACTTGATGAAACAAACGTAATCGATAGTTTCTACGACACTCTTTCTGTTGGTGAGTACGAGCCTCGTACTATCCCTCTTGATGACTATCACAACATCTCTGATGCAGATTATGTTCGTGTGTCGTTCTCAAGTCGCCCTGGAGATCTTGCTTACAACCAACTTACTGGTGCAGACGATGTTGCTTTCAGCACTGCTTTCATTAGTTCCGCAATTGCGTTCTATAAGAAGTATCTTAAGGCTGGTCGTATCTCCCACGCAGAGAATGGTATCCGCAAGCTTATCAACGAAGTCCGCTTCAAGATGAAACGCCAAGGTATCCAGCCAATTCTAGATGCACTTGCAAATTCGACAACTAACGGTGGCAAACACCTTATCCGCTCGAACACAGCAGGTCAGCTTGGACTTGATGACTTTAACCGTCTTCAAACAATGGCTGCTCGTATCCTTACTTCTGGCCTTGGTGATACACCATCGGGTATCGACAATAGCACTCGTGCTATCGATACTTTGATCATGTCACCTGAAATGGTAGAAGAGATCCGTGCAATTGCTTATCAGCCAATGAATACTCGTGGTGTTCCTGATAGCAACGAATCAACAGCAGTTGCTGCTCCTGATAGCGTTCGTGAAAGCGTTTATGCTTCTGGTGGTATCCCTTCCATCTACGGAACTGAAATCATCCAGCTTAACGAAATGGGTATTGGACAAGATTTCAATACTATCTTCGATACTCTTGCTGGTTCGGTTGAATATCCTGATGCTGGTGAAAAATTCGATTCTGCTACAGCTACTGGCTTTGCTGGTGCAACTGAAGAGTTCGTTCTCGGTCTTTCTCGTAAAGTCGATGTTAACGGCCTCCTTAAGGTTGAAATCGAAGACGGCGAAACTGGTGCAAACTTCAATGTTTCTCCTGATGATCAGTTTGTTGCTCGTGAGGGTAAGACTGGCATGTGGGGCGAAGCGGAAGTTGGCTATCTTGCAGTAGAGCCTCGTAACCTGTTTGGTCTTATCGTTTAATCGGTATTTAAAACATTTACTAAAGCCCACTCTTCGGAGTGGGCTTTTTTATTGTCTATTTCTTGAAAAAACTTTATACACTAAAAAGGCATAGAGTATCAATAAATTTCACAAAAAAACATTTTAACTGTAAAGAATAGTGTAAGTAAAACCAAGGAAAATCATGAAAATAAATGGAAGAATAGGAGTTAATGAGCTTAATAAGGCTCTAGGGAATAAACAAGTAATTTTAGATTGCTCTGGAGCAGTAGATTACGCATGCAAGATTGCCAAGATGGACGTAGACTCGCTTTACAGGCATGGCATGTCGCAATACGGAATAAGACCCAATAACCGCACGAAAGGCCGTCCAAGCTTTGAGAAGCGATGTGTGGAGGCCTTTAGAAAAGAAACGGGCCAGAAGATTACACAGGCTGGAGAAAAGAAAAGATTGACCAAGAAAAAACAAGCCGAATTGGAAAGAATCTTAGCTAAGGGTAAATAAAACAAACTTTATGGCAAAAATAACTTATCTTAATGAAGATCTTTACGAAAAAGTAAAGAAAGAAGCTGATAAAAAATTCGAAAAGGATTCCTATGTAAAGAATATGTGGATTCTAAAAGAATATGAAAAGCGAGGAGGCAAAACCAATAAAGAAGGTAAGAAGCCTAGCGACAAGCAAGTTAAAAAAAGCGTGAAGGGCTATGAAATTAATTTGGATCTTTGGGAATTCGAAGTAGCAGAAGATAAGGATTACAGCAATTATTGTGAAGAGTTTGGTTTAGAAACTGAAAAAATTATCGCAGAAGATAGTGAAGAAAAAATTTCTGAGGTTTACAGTAAATACAAGAAGACTGTAAATATGAGCTATAGCTCCTTAAAGAAATGGTCAGAAAATCCATGTAGCAAAACTGCCAGTCTGTCTCGTGGGCCAATTGAAAGAAATTTGAGATTATTATCCAAAAAGAAGAGTGAGTGGACAATGAGCGACGTTAAATCTGCGAATAGAACAATAAGCTTTGTATCTCGGATGAAAGGCGCAGAACAAGGAGAAAAAACTACTATCAAGAAAGATGGAGGCAAAATTCTTTGCCCTTCTAAAAGAGATGTTAGTTTAATGAATTGGGCCTACAAGCCCTAAAACATTGCCGACTTATATTTTAGAATATTAAAGAGGCAAGCCCAATAAGCTTCTCCATCTTCGCCTTTTTGTGTAATAATGAACATGGCAGAATTTCAACCACTTTCAGGCGTAGCCTATGAAATACATCAAGAACTGGAATCACCAGCTAATCCTACGACTGGTAGTATTTTTTATTGGTTAGAGTCGAACGTTGGCAAATTAAACAATAAAATTTCAACATTCTACTCTTACGATTCTGGTGATTATTCCCCGCAGCTTGGGCACGACGAAAAAGATATATTAAAAGCTATATATTACGGGTTTTATTATAAAAATAAAGCTAGAACCTCTTTGATTTCGACTAGCAATAATAACCTTTTATCTCTTAAAGACGATCAATCATCCGTTTCTTTCGTTAATAATAAAGATGTTGCTCGTGCCTATAACGATTTGGCTAAAGACTCGGATCGAGAAGCCAATGATTTGGCAAATTTGTGGAAGCATAATAGGAGCGGACCAAGAGATACAAAGCAGAGCTGGAGTGGACACTGGCAATAATGAGTTATTTATCAGCAGAGCAGGAGTCATTGGTAAACGAGGCATTCTCGGAACTTCATTATAACTTTGCTAAAAGAAATCCTTTTTATGCAGTTTCCGAAGGTGGTCAGACAGTGGTCTCTCATAATATAAATCACAATGCATTTTATGGGGCTTCGCCGCTTAATACCGAAGTTGTTACTACAAAGCAGAGCGGACTATTTTATGCCAGAACATCTTTTGTTAATGGATCTGAAAATTTTTACAAAATAAATTTCGGAAGCAATTCAGAGCCGTTACCAGAAGTTTCTCAGACAATATTGAAGGTTATTACGGATTCAACAGGCAACTCTCTACTTGAAGACGCAGAAAGGATCGAGTGGGACGGAAGGTGGTACAGTCGTAGATCGGAACCTTTAAAGCACGGCCTTTTGCAGGATAATTTTTATAAATTTTACTTTGAAGAGATAAAGTAGTGAAGTTCTCCAGAGGGGTATTTTTGTGTAATAATACCTATGCCGATTTTTCAGAGAAGAATAGATGCTAAAGTCCAAAAAAGTTTGACGGGTCAGAAAGCTAAAAACTTTATGATGCGTAAAGCTAAAAACAAGTTGAGCATCGCGAAATCAATGTTAGATGATGATATCGATTCTGATCCCGTATCCCAGAAGATAGAAGGAGACCCAAAAACTATTGGTTATTTTGGATTCGAAGAAGGGGAACTGCCAGTAGAAAACTTAAAACGGGCTATGAGCAACCGGATTGGTATGACTTCTAAGAGCACTGTCAGAACCAGAACGGGAAAATCTTCGCGAGGAGCAACATATAAATTTAAAGTAAAATTTCCCAGTTCTAAGGATATCTATTCAGAATATATTTTAAATCTTCCTTGGATATCAAAAACTTGGGTCGAGGGGGTTGAAAGAGGCTTGAGTGGAGTAGAAAAATTCGCTTATAAACCGGGCGAAGGTCGCTCAGAATTCGGTTATCAGCTCAAGGGAAATGTTAAAGATCCAATCACACCAATACAGGATGATGGTTATATCGAAAGAATTAGAAAGTATTTCTCAGAAAATTTAGCAAAAAAATAAATTATGAATCCACAATTTAAACATAAATTAGGCTCAAGCCTAGCTTTCTTCTTAGAACATAAGATTATTAGCAAGGGACAAGCTTACACAAATATAACTGGAGAACTTTATCCTTCTGATCAAATATTATTTAATGGATTAGATTTTTCATCTAGTCCTGCCGCCCAATGGGTTTATGATTCCTCCATTTCGGGAGCTGTTATTCCTAACGGAGTTTTTGATGGGGCGGGTAATTTTGTTGATAGAGGTGTTAGCGGACTTAATTTAAACTTTATGAATGGGGGGGCGTATCATAGCGGGATTACCCAAATATCAGGGGTTTACGCCAAGAAAGATTTAAACTTTTATTTTAGGAATGAAAAGGATGTGGAGCTATTTGTGGAGAAATCTTTTAATGCGCAAGACCCTATAGACTTCATTGACGGGTCGAATGATCTAAAGATTAATGCTCCATGTATTATTTTGAGCCATAAAGATGGCAAGAATACTCCCTTCGCTTTCGGAGGAATGGACGAGAGTGAGTCAAACTATCAAGCCATTGTAATTTCAGATGATGCCTATTTAATGGATGGAGCACTGAGTATTTTTGAAGACCTAAATCAAACTTGCTTCCCAGTTATAGATTTTCAAGATATACCTTTCAATATTTATGGAGATTTGAAAAATGGGGAATTTAATTATACTGGCTTATATTCGGCGTATCCAGATTCGATACAGAAAGCGACTGTAGATAGAGTTATAACCAATACCACCAAAATGTCATCTAAGGGTAGAGATAATTTTTATTTAGGTTATGCAGAATTTAGATTGTTATATTATAAATTTCCAAGAATTTAATTTCTCATTAAACCAAAAAATTTGTAATATTAAATACAACCCTCAACTATTTTTAAATTATGGCTAGAACACAAGTAAAATATGGATCGGCTGGACTTTTCGTAGGCCCGTCACCAGCGACTGGAGTACATACTTCGATAGCACAACTTCACCGTATCCAATCTGTTAGTGATACTTTCGACATCCCTTTGGAGGATGTTAATCAATTCGGCAGCACAGCTGCTTTGGACAGAGTTTTAAACACCTCTCCTACTCCTACAATGGAGTTTACATACTATGTAACTGACGGACATAACGAGAACGCATTGGGACTACCAATTGATGGTAGTACCTCTATCGCTGGCGGTCTTTTGGACGGAACCGAAGATGACAAGAACTATTTTGCACTATATACAAAGCAAGGAACAGATGCAGTTGGTTACACAACTACTTCAGACGATTTTGTTATAGGTATCGGAAACGGATTTATTTCATCTTACTCGGTTTCCGCATCTGTTGGTGGTTTCATGGAAGCTAGTGTTTCCGTAGAAGGCTCAAACTACTCAGTTGAAACTGCTGATGGATCAATTGATGTGCCAGCGATTAACCCAATTGATGGGTCTGCTATTGCTCAAACCTATACGCTCCCCGTTGCATCAACTGGAACTAGCGCGATGCCAACAGTTATTAAAAAGGGTGATATTGCTATTACTGGTTTACCAAGTGATTTGCTAGGTGTAGATCTTAGCCAAGCAAATATCCAGTCATTCTCAGTTTCTGTTGATTTCCCTCGTGAAGCACTGGAAAGACTCGGTAGTGACTTCGTGTTTGCTCGTCCACTTCAAACACCTATCACTGCAACCGTATCTATGGATTTCGCAGTATCTGAGTTGGTTGAGGGTAGTCTCGCAGATATTTTCAATAATTGTAATATTAACTCTTACAACTTTGCTATTACTGCAAGCCCGTGCACGGCTGGGACAAACACAGAGTCATTCAAGATTGATGTTAGAGGCGCGTTCTTCGAAAGTCAGAATACCTCTGTAGATATCGGCTCTGACAGAAACGGTTCCGTATCGTTTTCAGTTCCGATTGGAGCTTCTAATGATACAACCAGAGGAATTTTCCTCGATGGTACTGCCGTTTAGAATTCTATTCAAATATATTATTAAATCCCACTGGAAACAGTGGGATTTTTTTTCACTTTGTTTAATATTTGATGTAATAATATTTAGGTTATGGCTCAAAGTGATTTAGAAATTATAGTAGGAGCGGATACGCGAAATTTAAATCGGAAAGTCGATACGGCTGTCCGCAGACTCGAACGTAAAGGGGTCAATTTAAGCACCCGAAAGGGAGAGCAGGCCTTGGGTCGTATTACTGGCAAGGCTGACGAGTTTACCAAATCGCTAGAAGCTTCTAATGCCCGTGTTATTGCGTTCGGGGCGTCTGTTGCAGTTATTGAGGGAGTTAGAAGGTCTTTCGTAAAACTAGTAACTACAATTATAGAAGTTGAATCGCAACTTACATCCATTAACAGTATTTTAGGTCAATCTAACAGTACAATTAAACAGTTTGGGAATAGCTTGTTTGATGTTGCAAAACAAACTGGCCAGTCTTTCCAGCAAGTAGCGCAAACTGCTCAAGAATTTGCCCGTCAGGGTTTATCGGTTGAGCAAACATTACAACGTACTAGTGATGCCTTAATTCTTACTCGATTAACTACTTTAAAAACTGATGAAGCAATTTCCGCACTTACAGCAACTATTAATGGTTTCCAAAGGGAAGCTTTAACATCTACTCAAGTCATCAATAAGCTCCGTGCTGTTGAAACATCTTTTGCCGTTTCTTCGGATGACTTAGCTAGTGCACTAGCTCGTTCTGCTTCTGTAGCTCAAGGTGCTGGGGTTTCATTCAATGAGCTATTGGGCGTTATCACTGCGATTAAGCAGAGAACTGGTCTTGGTGGCGCAACTATTGGTCAAGGTCTTAAGACCGTTTTTACTAGACTGAATTTACCGACTCGCGTCGCCGAATTAAAAGCATTGGGCGTTCAAATAGATGAAAGCTCAAACGGATTTGAAAAATTGCGTCAAGTCGCAATTGCTTATAAAGCAGCCCAAAATGCCAATAACCAAGGTTTAGCGACTCAAATTGGAGTTGCAGCTGCAGGGCAGTTTCAAATTTCCAAGTTATCTGCTGCATTCGATGATTTATCTAACTCATATAGCGTCGCTGATGCTGCAGCCCTAAAATCACTTCAAGCTACTAATGAAGCTAACAAGGCAAATGAAGCATACAATCAAACTATTGGGGGGTTATCTAAGACAATTGGTGCTAGTATTGGGAAAATTCTAAATAGTGTTGGAGAGCTAGGGACTAGTGGAGCAATTAAAGATCTTGTTTTAAACATCAATTCCATTTTAGAAGCTTTTCAAGGAAATACAGTTTCTGGATCTAATGCATTAATTAGTATTTTAAATAAAGCTATTGTAGGGGCCAAAGAATTCGGATTTTTACGTGATGCTGCAGAAGGCTTCGCAAAAGTTTTAACTGGACCTGGACTTGTTGCTGCTGCTGCAGTTATTAAAAATCTATTTTCTAACACATTAATTCAGGGTGGTGCATCTTTACTTTCATTAACTGGGGTTAACAAGGGTCAAAAAAATAGAGAACAGAATCAAGCTGCTACTTTAAGCCTGTTAAAACAAGGTACTATTGAGGAGCAAAAGCAGTTTACTTTAGCCACTTCGCAAGCTGAAAAAGAAAGAGTTATTCTTGGGATTTTACAAAAACAGCTTGCTATTCAAACAGCTCAAGAATTACAGTATGTCAGAACTGCAGATGCCATAAGAAAGAAGGGCTTGGTTATAGCGGCTGATAGCTCTGGGTATACTATGAGGCAGACGGCTACTTCAAGAGTGCTAGGGCGCGGAGTGGGGTCTAAGGCGGAAGGAACAATACCAGATGCAATTGTTAGAGAGCAAAATGCTATTAATAAAAATGTAGGAGGTGCTACGTCTAAAGCAAGAGTCCAAGTTATTGAAAAATTTAATTATGGCAGAGGTAAAAAGGGTCCAGCGGTTGTTAATAGCGAAGAGCTCATTATCCCTAATAAATCTGGAGACATTGTTTTAAACAAAGAAATGATGAAAGGCGGGATGTTAAATAAGAAAGGATTTAATTTCGCTGCAGGAAGCACACGAGAAATCGCTATAAAAGGTAAACTAGAAAACGGGTTACCCCTGACTAATAAGGATAAAGAATGGCTCCGAAAGAATGCTGGTAAGAATCCAGCAGGGGCCTCCAGTAGAAGTCAGAACAAAATTTTACCCGCTACGGCTGGTGCTATCGCTAAAAGAGGGGGTAAGGATATTTACCTTGATACTTCCGACCCATCGGCTAGAAGAGAAAGGTTCAGTACATTGGCCAAGCAAAATCGCGGAAGATCAGCATTTGACTCTTTAATATCTACCGATGCTCCATCTAAGACAATTGCTAGGAAAAACCTAATAAATAGAGGAGCTTCAGGAGGTTTTGAAAGTCTTACCGCAGGTTCAGGAAAAAATACTTTCGCAGCTGTTGATCAACGCGGTATTCAAGTGGCTACTGGAGAGGGTAAGAAAGGTTTTGCTGGATTTGCAAGACTACAAAAAAATCTCGATAAGCGGGATATTGAACAAGCCAAATTAGACGCTCAGGCTGCCGCTATAAAACAGGAAAAAAGAGATGAAAAAGCGCAAACAATCCGAGCGGCAAGAAGAAAATCAGAGCAACAAAAAAAACAACGAGCTCTGGATCTAAAGGATTTCAAAGAGGATGCGAGGCTCGGCAGTCAGAAAGAAATATTTGAAGGTGGAAAAGAAGCAGGGATAAATACTAGATTTTCAGCAAAAGATAGAGCTAGTATTCAGGCGGACGAGTATAGAAAAGAGATAGCGCGGCAACAAAATAAAAGAGGCATTACTGATGATGAGTTAAATAAAACTCCAGAAGGAAAGGCATTAAAAGCGCAAGTTAGGAAACAAGTTAGAGCTTCTGTTGGTAATAGATTTTTTGAAATAGATAAGCAAGTAGCCCAAGAACAAGTTGGTGCAGCTCAAAGAGAAATACAAAAGCAAAGCCGCAAAGGGCTGGGGAAGATTGGTCTGCCAAGTTTTGGAAAGTTAGAAAAAAGTTTTGAGCAGGATAAGAATCTAACCCCCCTTGCGAAAGCCCAATTGAAGGAAGATATCAAAAATAGGAGATTCCAAAGAAATCAGGGGATTGCTCAAAAAGGATTTATAGGTAGCTTTGCTTTGAGTGCTGGCGCTCCACTTCTGGGGAGGGTAGCTCAAGGTCTTGGTGCTAGTGAAAAAACTGGTAGTGCTATTACAGGGGCCGCTCAAGGAGCTGCGACAGGACTTGCTGCTGGAGCCCTGTTCGGATTTCCGGGGGCTTTAATTGGCTCATTAGGGGGCGCTGCAGTTGGAGGTGCTTCGGCCTTCTTGGATGAGGGTCCTTCGGAATCAGAAAAGTTAGCAAAACTATTTGGAGAGATTAAAGAAAAAAACGTAAATACCGCTAATGCTATTACCGGTTTTTTGCAATCTGAGTCTTTAATTTCTGACCTGATATCTTCTGGAGATATTGATGAGGGGAAGATATTAGATTTACAAGATTCAGCATTTCAAAATTTACAAAAGACGGGTTTAAGCTTTGAAGATGTTACAAAATTAACCACTGCAAAACCAAAAGACAGGGGTAATGTGGCTGCAGAATTACAGAAGAATTTAAATTCGCAAACAAATATAGCCGAATCAAAAGCAGTCCTAGCAAAAATTCTAGAAGAAAAATCAGGAACAAAATTTGTAGGGAAGGAGTCGGATTTGTCGGGGGGTCGTCCTAGTGGCTTCGCAGTAGCACGTGCCCTTATATCTAACGGCGCTGCAAGAATTGGAATAAATAATGGAGATGTTCAAAAAGTTCAAGATGCTTTCTCTAAAATAATCCTCCCCGGTGAAACAACGGAATCTGGAAAGACGATTGAGAAAGGTGGAGAGTCATTCCAAGAAATAGAGAAGATAATTTTTTCTAGTATTAATTTCGATAAATTAGACTCAGCTTTACAACTATCTGGCGGTAATATATCTCAATTAGGAAAAGATTTAAACGAGGCTTTTCTGTCTGGTAATGCTGGTAAAATACAGACAGCTTTTAACCAATTGGGAATTTCGATATCGGATTTACCTGAAGGTATTAGGCAAGCTTCAGATGGAATAGCAAGGTTCGGTGAGATTGTAGGGGCGAGTTTTGAGGAGGGAGGAAGATTCGACAAACTTAATACCACGAGGTCGTTACAAAAGGCAAGAGTAAGAGTATCGGCTAATGATGCTAAATTCGGTCAGGCACAATTATCCGTTTTGGATGCGCAAAGAAGTATAACTAATGTAAATTCATTCAACAGTAGATTAGCCGGTGCAACTCAATTAAAAAGACAAAGAAGTAATATAGAAATAGCTAATTCTAGGTTTGGAATAAAAAATCCAGAAAGGGATGATAATTTCAAGAAGATACAGGAATTGCAGGTTAATGAAGAAACATTAAAAACAGAAAATAATAAAAACAAAATTCTTGATGAAGCAAATGATGAAATAAGAAAGTTTATACAAGACCCAACTGTAGCTGGTGATATAGATAATGAAGAATTGACCAAGGTTCTAGCAAAAATGGGAGATGGGATTTCTAGTTTAGAAGAATTGGGAGGTATAAGGACAGAACTAAAAAAGATTTTCGAAGGTACAGATAAGTCATCTCAGATTCTGGATAATTTATACCTAAAAGCTGCAGAGTCTGTTGAGCTTGAAAAGGTTGCGTCGAATGATAGGTTGGAGAATATAAAGATTGTCCAAAATCAAGCGAGTGCCATTAGGCAGCAGCAAAAGAATGCAAGTACAAGATCCCAAATGGAATCTGAAATGGGTATGAAATTCGAAGATATACTGGGAACAGGCGATAAAAGTATTTCTGGAGTTGTCCAAGCCACTTCGGAATTCGGGAATACAAAGGGAGTTAACAAGATATTAAAGGATGTAGCTAATGACACTAGAAAAGGTTTTATTGCTGCTTTGCAACTGAAAGACGAGGACGGCGAGTTTAAAATATCTCAAGGTAGACAAACTCAGATGTTAGCTGACTTTGACAGGCAGATTAAAAAGTCTGGGAGAGTCGGATCTGGTATTTCTAAATTTGACGTTTCTGGAAGAGTTAATTCAAGTTTGGATTTTCTGGAAGATAAATATTCTGAAGAAATGCAAGGTGAAGGATTTACAGCTTTTAGAAATGAAGTAACCCAAAGGGGTAAAAGCGTTGATGAGGTTATAGCTAGTACGCCCAAAAGCGTAAGAGAAGGGTTTACTGAAATTGAAAAGCCATTTTATAGAGAGGGCGACATAGAACCGATTTTAACTCCACTAGAAAAAACACAAAGAGAGAGAGCCGCAGTTGACAAAAAAAATAAAATCGACAGATTGAGGTTCGAACAAAAAGCAAGACTGGAAAATAAGGATGGATATACGGAAGATGACCAAGGAGTTTTAAGGTCTTCAGATTATATGGAGGCATTGACGCCTCGGTCAGGTTTGGCCGAAGATCTTGAGACCATTAAGAAACCGCTTCAGATGGATAAGGAGACGATGGATAGGGTGGAAGGTAGGACAGGTAAAATAGACACTTCTGCCGCTAAAGGTTATGATTTTCGATTGGATCCTACTTTAGGTCCATCATTACCTGAAAATCTATTTACCAGAGAAACTAATAAATCTCCAATTTTTATGGGGGGTTTTAAGCCCAAGATTGAGCCAGAGGCAAACGTTAACCCTTTGACAGAAGCATTAAATAAAGCTACTGAAGCGCTTGAGGCGCAAGAAGGCGCAAAGAAAGATAATGAATTCCTCAAAGAAATGGTAAACAAGATTGGAGAAGGACAAGCCGAAAGGACTCTAGTCTTTGGAGAATTAAAAGAAGCGATAGTAGCATTAAACACTTACATGGCAGGAGATTCTAGCAAGGAAACATTTGCTTCGATTCTGGAAAAATTGACTGCCGAGCCAACCGAAGAAGATAATAAGTCGATTGAAACGGGCAAAGAGATGGCTGCGGCATTTGCCAATTCGTTGAAGGCGGGTCTACGCGAGACTTTTAGTTTTGAAAGTAAGGTCGATCTTGTTCAAAAATATATACTATCGATTGAGTCAAATGAACAAGATGTCGCGAACTTCGATTTGATGAAAGAAGAACTTAATAAGAGGGTTGATGACTTGGAAGCTTTAATGAACGGTGACGTTAAGCCACCCAAGTAATTTCTCACTTTATCTTTTTGGATGTAATATTAGTTTGGATAAAAGGCATGGAAGAAAAAGATTATTTATATTTTAATTTTTTGGGTAAACGGTGTATTAAATACATGTTTAAACAATATTTATATCATCTAGAAGATTTACTTGATAAAAAGTGCATTTCTAGTGATGATTATGAAGAGGCGAGGCAAAGGATTTTAGATATTGGTAATGATCAAGCGAGATTTTTTGAAGATCAAGCTGGTAATTATTTTGAAATTAACAGGTAAGGGGGATTTATGAAAAAATTATATACATTCAAGGGGGAAATAGGCGGAAAAACTTTCGATTTTGGTCTTAAAAAACCAAATAGAAGCGAAATGGAAGACTTAGAAATTTTCCAAGCTGCGATCAAGTCAAAGCTCATGAACATGGGAGTTCAAACAAGAGCAGCCGTTGACAAGTATTATATGGATAATTGCGATGGAGCGATGACCAAGGGTGATGAGTATGAAATTACTAAATTACGCCAAAAGCTTGTACAAAAAGAGGAGGAATTGCTCACTAGCGTTGGTGATAAAAACAAAGATTCTAGGATTAAATTATACGAAGAGATCAATAAGTTGTCAGAAGAGATCAGAAATTTCAATGAATATTATTCGGCTATTTATGATGATACTGTTGAGACGAAGGCCCGTAATAAGTCAATTGATTATGCCTTTTTAAACTTTTCTTTAATTGGGGACGCAGCTCTATTTGATTCAGACAACGAACATGCACAAAAAAGAATGATTGAGCAGTTCGAACAGATGGAAGAAAAACAAGAAGGTGAAAATGGCGGCGAATGGTCTGATATTTGTAACAAATTGGTATTTTTATTTACTTTGTGGTTTATGGGGATTGCAGATACCGAAGAAGATTTTGAAAGATTTTATAAAGAAAATTTTGGAAAAGAAGTTGAAGGAAAAATCGAAAACGAAGAAATAGAAAAAGAAGTAGAGAAAGAAGAAAAAGAAGTAGAAAAAGATAATAAGAAGTAATGAATGAAGATTCTATTCTTCGAAGCGGGCTTTCGGAAATATTAAAAGGCTATTCTTATGATATTGAGAACGATCTTTATATCAAGCACATGTCTTTGGATGATCATGTAGATTATGAGAGAGTGTATTCTTTTTTTTACGAACGATTAAAAAAAAGAGGTGTAGAAAGTTCTGAAAGTTTAATTGAAAGGGCCATTTCTCAAGATTTGTGGTCAGAGGAAAAAAATGTTAAAATCAAAGACTTGCTCGAATTAAATGATCAACTGAAAAAAACTATTCAGAAGTCATTGGCGGAAGACATGAAGAAACATGCAAAAAAGCAACTCGAAGATAGTTACAAAGAGTACGAGAATCTATTAGACCAAAAATATTCAATTACATCCAGCTCAATAGAGAGCATCACCGACAAAAGGATGCATGAATATTATATTATAAATTCTTTATATTTAGATGAAAACCTTTCTCAAAAAAAGTTTAATGAAAAGGATTTTGATGAAATAGAACCAGAAGAGTTATTTAAAATTAACAAGAGCTATAATAAATATACTGAAAAATTAAGAGAATCAAATATTAGAAAAATATCTATTAAAGGGTTTTTCCGAAGTTCGTGGGATTTAGCAGAGAATGCATATCATTATTTTGGAAAACCAATTAGTCAAATTACATATTTTCAAACAAATTTAGCTGCAAATGCAAATATATTCGGAAATATTTTTAAAAACTACCCGAATATTGATTCTGAAGATCCAGAAGAAATAATAGAATTTGCACAAATGAGACACGAAGCCGAAAAACAAAAAGGCAAAAATAGAAGTTTTATGGGGGTTGATCAAGACAAAATGAAAAGAGCTGGCATTGAAAGCGCTGATAAATCTGCTCAATTCAATAACGCTCGATAAAAGTGTAATAAATGCCAAGGTATGAGGTATTTTAGAAATCAAGATATTTGTGTAAGATTAGAGGGCGATTCAATTAAGGGAGCGAACTCTTTTTCTTTTGATTCCTCCTATTCTAGTCCCAAAGTAGAAGTTGTTGGAAAAGGCATTTTAACTCGGAGTTACGGAGGCAAGAACGAGTCTGTAGGATCTATATCGGCGTTAATATTAGACGACGGAAGTGACTTGTATAGTAAATTTATTGCAAACAGTGGAGTTATCTCGAATGGATCTCTGGGATCTTCTGATGTTAATTTTAATTTTAACCAAGGGTATATCAATAGTTACACCTTGAACGGAGGGGTTTCTACCCTACCATCCGATTCGATTGAATTTGTTGCTTATGGGGAGATAGAAAACGAAGAGATCGACCCGCAAGATAATATAGGCGAGAAAGCATTCAAAAGTAAATCTATTTTTATTGGAGGTCTTGACAGATTAGAAACAGAACACATTCAGTCTTTTAACTATTCCATCTCAACAAGTTGGAAGCCATCTTATATCATGGGAACTCATCTACCAGTTAATGTTTCTAGGGTGGAAGGATATACAATTTCTTTGGATTTGGATTTGATAGTCGCTGGTTCGGCTATGGATAGTGTTATGAATGATTTTGAAAAATTTATAAGTGGATCAAATGATTTAACAATTACTATAACGGGATGCGATGAAACAATTATCTATTCTATGCCAAAAGCTAATATCGAATCGGAGGGACTAACTGCAAGTGTTGATGGTTTTTTGGAGGGAAGTATCAAGTTTCAGTCATTTGTTAATAATTTAGAAGATTTGGAAATTGCACCATAATGAGTTATATAAATTATAAAGATGTTAGTGTAACATACGATGGTGTGGAAATATTATGTAAAGATTTTAGCATAAGTACTTCGAATTCTCTAGGGTCCGCTAGAGACCGTGGGTCTATTAGCTCTGGAGTAACTTACGGGAATAAAAGGCCTACTACTGCAATTAATATAAACTATTTAATAGGTAGTGATGGGGACGTTTTTTATGAAGACTTTAAAGCACTTTTTGATGGAGACGAGAATTTTTCAGAATTTAATACCAAAGAGTTGGTGATTGGGTCTTATAGCTTTACCGGACCATTATGCCCACAAAGCTTGTCCATTTCTGCAAGTGAGAACTCACTTTTTGATGCCAGCGTTAGTTTGATTTACTATGGAAACATACAAGAAGAAATGACCACTGAACAACTAACCAATTTGTTTGATGATAGTATCCTCATTGGTCATTCCGCCAATAGTCCAGTAGTCGGAGTTAGCGGGGTATCTGACTTGTCTTTGAGCGCTTCCTTAATTCAGAATCCCATATTTTTTACATCAAATTCTGCTAATGAGCCAGACTTCATCGACATTACGGAAAGAAAAAAAGAATGTAACATTAAAACTAGTAACATTGATCATTTTATTACTACCAATGGAGAAGAAGCCTCTCTTTCTTTTAGTGTGCAGGATTTAGAGGGAAATTCATTACAGGATTATTCAATTTCTGGAAAAGTCCAATCAACTGACTTCACTTTAAGTGCCGAAGATGTTGCGTCCGTAGATATGTCAATAATTACCTTTATATAAATGATATTCGATAAAACAACAATATTAGGGTCTTCTACGGAATATGAATATTTCGGAGCAAATTTATATAATTATAGGAAAATAAAAACTCTGAAGGTTGAGGGTTTTTTAATTGATGCAGATATTTTAGAAGGAAGCTCAACTCCGAATGTTCAAGCTATTGACGATTTTTTGGAAGTGCCGATAATGGAGGAAGTCAGTATTAATGGCGAAGACTTCGGTACAGGCAAGTTGACCAGCATCTCTTTTTCTGATGACGATCTTAGTCCAAATTTGAAAAAAGTCTCAGCTTCTATAGAAATTTATGAAGAGGGATTAGAGGATGATTTTATCGTACCTACGAGCACAAAGTTTTTAGAAAGTTTAAGCGAATCTTTCTCGTTTAATAGATCAGCCTCTAATAAAGATTTTAATTATTCGGTTAGTATTTTGTATTTGGACGACGAGACTACTGATCCACTAGCCTCAGCGAAAGACCTAGCAGAGGCTTTAATTGACCAAGCATTGTCTGGAGAATTAATAGTTGGTTATGATCCATCTGAATACAAATTATACTCTACTGAAAGTATCGATCAAATATCTAAATCATACTCTCTATCTCATCAATATAACTTTGTTGAAGCCCCAGAGGATAATTGTGATTACACCTTAGAAACCTCCATTTCTACAGACGGCAATGGGATAACAACGGTATCCGAGCGCGGTGTTGTTCGTGGTATTAATGGAGAAGACTTATTAGAAGTGGCTAAAAGCAAAGCATCAAATTTGATTAACAACTCTTATGATAGATGTTTTACTGCATTCAACGTCTTTATAGACGAATATGACACCCCTCAGACTCTTAATCAAAAAAAGATATCAGTTACTAGAGATATAAACGAAAGAAGTTCAACAGTTACTTATACGGTTGTTTATTCCAACGACATATCTATTCAAGAGGGTCATAGTTGGTCGTATAGTAATGAAATTAAAAAGTCAGAAAGTTTTTACTTAATATCTGAAAGAGGACAAATAATTGGAGATGGCAAGCCGTTCTCTTCTATCGAAAATGCTAAAACAGCTTGGGATGAAATAAAGAACGGCATTCAAGAAAGAGTAGAAACAACATTTAGAAGTAACACAATAGACTTTAGGGAGATATATCTTTCGAGTGAAGATACTAATTATTCGGAAATAGATGGGACCATTAATTATAACTTTACCTACTCAAGCGAACCTAGGGAAGGCGACGACAAAATCACAACTAAAAATACTTTAACAAATTCTTACCCAGTTGATTTAAAAAATAATTTTAACATATTAAGAGACAAGCAGATATCTCAAAAATTAAACTTAGCTACAGTAGGAAAAACTACATTAACTATGGAATTAAGAGGTGAGAAAGAAAGTAGTTTCTCAAATTACATTAGCTTTATTAATTCTAATGTTTCAAGCTATAAGCCAGATGAAGAATTTCTTCACATTTCTGCACCAAAAATATCCTTCAACCCTAAAAAGAATTTAATGACATTTAGTGTTTATTGGAATTGGCTAAGGGAGTCCGCCGACATAGATGATATCTAAAATTACAGAACCAAAAGTTTCTATTACTCAGTCTCCCATTTTCTATAATAAAAAGTGGGGATTTTCGGAGAATATAACTCTGAATGGAAAAGCTATTGCCACTGAAGGTTACGTTGATTTACTAGGTTTACAAGACGACATTCTTACAACTTACGAAATAGTAAATGGTACATTGAGCGTAGGGGGAATTACAAGAGGAAACGTTTTTTTGCAAAGCATTGATTTTGGGCCATCAGATTATTTATCAAATATTGATTATACTGTGGTTTTACTATGCTATCCCAATGATTACTTTATCGAACAAGGTATAATTAACCCCTCAGACAAATGGGATTTTTCCGAAGACAGAGAAAAAGTTTTAAGGGTTAGCCATGTCGCATCTGCGGCTGGAATAAATACTGAAGGTTTAGACGGCACAGGATTCGACACTGTTCAAACCTTTGTTAAAAACTTGGTTTATCCAGTAGTCACAGAAGTTCCGACGAGTCTGGCAGCTTACCTAGAAAATGGCGTAACTAGTTCTTCCGATTTTGTATTAATAAGTCAATCAGAGAGTATAAATAGAATTAATGGAGAATATTCTATTAGCGAAGTTTATGAACTTGATTTGCTTAATACTAATAAAAAATCTAAAATTAGTTATAGCGTTATTATAAGCGAAGAAGTTCAAGGCTTTCATAAGGCTTCTATATCTGGGGATATTACTGGTGGAATAAATACAACCCCAGAAGAATTAGAAACAATTCTTGCGGACTTGGAATTTAAAACAATAATAGAAGAGAGTCACGGCATAACGCTAAATGAAACTCCGATTACAAAGACAAACAAAATAAATAATAAAGCTAAATCCATATCCTTTAGCTTTGAATATGACGACGCTATAAGCAATATTGGTGAAGATACATTGATTTTAGAATTATCCTTGAACGAAAGCAAGGGAGAAGATAAAATAACAAAATATTCTCTAAAAGGTTCTTTAAAGGGAAGGTCAGATTTAACAGATAAATGGGAGCTTATCGAAAGTAATTACGATTCGAAAATAAATATCTATAAAAGCGAGAATGTATTGGAACTTTTTTCTAATTATTATGATATTGAAGATATAAATAAGAATTATACCTCGGCCAGTGTTACAAAAAATAAATTTAAAGGGGAAATAAGTTTTTCCGTTAACGTTACAAACGAAGAAGAGCCGCCAGAAGGTTTTGAAAAATTTGACTATTCTGTTGGCATAGAATATCCATACTTCAAAGCACAACCTTATGCACTAGTTGGTCAAGTATATTTAAAGCAAGAAGGTTCAGACGAATACGTCCTTCAAAATTTAGAATACTTTGAAAGAGCCAAGTTATCCATTAATGGTACTGCCGTAATTAAGGATGATATTGGTATTGAACAAGGAATAAAATCCACTCATGATGAAATTTTGGGAATTTCAAGGGATTATCTATCAGGAGATGAAATTTTGATTACAAAAACTATAGGATCAAACCCAAATTTCGGGAAAAAAATTACATTTAACTATTCTTGGGACTATTCCGGATCACCAGTTAACCAAAAAGGAGATCTAGGCAGTATTAATCTCCGATAGTTCCTAAAGTTTTTTCAGCTAATAAAGACAATTTTTCGAATTCAATATCTCCGTCTTCATATTTTTTTAATTCTTCAGAAAGTGACCAATTTCTAGTATTTTCAAATTTTTCACCACTATTGTTATACTCGATTGGACTAATGGAGCCTAAAGCATAAAGAGGTTGCTCCTCTGGATCTGAGGAAACAAAAAGGATCGGGAGACTTCCACCTAAAAATGGGATTATTCCTACAGGAGCTCCAAATCCGTTTGTAGTGAAACCGTTTCCTACGGCGGACGCTTTGATCAGATATCGCCCATTTCTTCTTAAGATGAATCTAGTATCTATCTTAAGGCCCCCAACGTGTGCTTGCCCAGTCATTCTTTCGTGACTTTCTGTGAAAAGTGGAAGGGTTGACGACCTAGTGGCATAGGTAGTTAATTCTGGGTATGTAATGTTCAACCCATATAAATTTGGAAAACTGACGATTCTGAGCGTTAAAATAAGAACATCTAGTTGATACATTCTGTTTTTAAAGGTTACATCATAAATATTATCTATACTCGCTCCTACTTGGTAATTGGCAATATTAAATCTTTCTATATCGCCTTCCTTTTCTTCATAAAGTTCTATGATTCTCTTTTCCCTTTCTTCAAGATCTTCTTCCTCTTGGCTATATCCCAATTCCTCTTCTGCTTTAGATTTGCAAGAATTATATAGCAAACTATCTAAGAAGTATAAATTTCCTATAGATGGCTTTTGATCCAAAGTCTGCCAGATTGTGTTTTCAAAATTAATAGGCTGGCTTTTCTTTTTTTTCTCAGAAGCCTCCTTGTAATATTCCTCACTACCTATTTCTACAAAATCACTCATCGATTGAAAGTATTATTCATCCCCTCCCCCACCTGACAATTCGAAATAATTCGAAGTCAATTGCGCCGATGCAAATTGCGGAGACAAGTTAAGCACTGGAGTTTCGTTGGAAAGTCCATGAGATACTTCAAGATCATTTTCAACACAACCAACTACCGACATATATAAACCCGTGTCTTTAGCTTTAGAATCAAACAGTATAACACTTCCCGAATCTGCCAAAATGTCCTTAGATAAATATCCAATTAGCACGTATGCTTTTTTTTGATATCTACTTTCACCGAGTTTATCGTTAGTTGGCTTTTCGCCCGTGGACGTGTCGATTAGATCACCTTTTTCATCTGGTTCGAGGCTAAAAAGGTATGACGAGGGGAAGGAGGGCCATCCCAATAATTTCTCCTCCTCTGGGAGGAAATCAGTGCGTTCATCTTGTTCTCCAGGAATTTTTCCATTACCATTGCCATTAACAGGTCCACAAACAATTGCAGCAGAACGAACATCTAGGGTTTGATGCAAATCTAATTCTAAATATATATAACTCCTTTTCTGGGGATCGTCGTCCCATATAGGAGTAAAGTCGATCCCCAAGCCTTTAATATGGAAAGCTTCGTAAGGGGATTCCCTACTTTGTGGTGAGGGTTCTTTATCAGCTTTGATATCTGTGATAATTTCCGGGCCAGTCACACCTACCTCCGAAGCATATTCTATAGATTTCTCCTCTGCCTCATATTGTTTTTCAGTCATATAAATTCGAGATGATATTCTCAAATCTTGATCCGAACCATCTTTGCCGTGTCCCATATAAAAATCAACACCATTTGGCTGATACCTTTCTTTGGAAATTGCAATACTACTAGCAGCAGCAATTTGAATTGTTTCTGCCCCAGTTTTTATAATTTTAAATCTTCCTCCCATAATTATTTGTCTCCGTATATTGGGATTTTATATCCAGTTAAATTTATCCCAGTAACTATTAACTCAGCGACGTCAGCTTCATTGTTGGTATCATCATAGTCTATCAAATCACTAGGCACGTAATCAATAAATAAATTAAATTGACTTGGGTAAATGCCTAGATAATTATAGCCATCTTCATAGATCGAGGTTATAACCCCACTAGGAATGCCAGATTTAAAACTATAATCTTTGTTGTATCTTCCAGAATGCAAAACCCATGTATCGGTAAAATACTTATTACCAGTATATATATTAATTATACCACTAATTTCGCCTGTGTAATCTACTTCATAGATCCCAGTATTATTAATTGTTTCCGAAGAACTACCAGAAAAAGTCCCGTAGCCACTTAATGGTTGATACAAATTTTGACCACCAGTGAAAGTATCCGATTGAAACGTTGGCTTCCCATCGCTTCCGATAGAACTGACCGTTATTAAATTACCAAGATCTCCCAAGGCATTTGTGTAGATCTGTAAGGTGCTGTTATCACTTATTGATGCGATAAATCCGAATTCGCCACTATTAATAACATTCGACAAACCAGTTATATCCTTAAATAGATTTGGTAACTGATTCCCCGTATTTCTTACAAAGGCATTGTTATCAATTATTATTCTATCATTTATAATCGGATTATTGTAGTTTAATGTTACTTGAGAATTAATATACCCAGACGGAGTAGAGTTAAATATTCTCGCAATTTCTAATGCTTCTAAATTTAGATTGCCAGAGTCTTCAGTTAAAATTTTATAGCCATTTTGAAGTAGAAGCTTTTCTCCTAAAACAAAAGATTGAGATCTATAAAAATCATAGCTACCGCTTCCATCATTTATAAATCCAGTCTCCGAGCCGCTGACCGTTGTAAAACTATTGATTCCGCTTTGAAAAGCTTTAACATTCCCAAGCCCAGTGAATCTAGCGGAAGCTTCAATATCTATAAGTATTTGTTCGTTAGTTGAACCCAATATGCTGAAGATATCATCTATTTGATTAACTTCCACTTTGACATTTTCATATCCAGTAACTGTTTTTTGGACCTCTATTTTATTATACAACCTGCTAGTTTCTGTATTATAAAACAATCCAGTAATAGTCCCAGAAGCTTCTCCAATTCCAGTTAAGTTGGTGACATAGTTGCCAAAAAAATCAGTAGCGTAAACTTGCTCGCCATTGTAGAAGAAGTCTGAGGTTATAATTCCAGTTTTGTTTTCATTGACGGGCAATACTCCAGAAAAGCTACTGCCAGTGTGTATGCCAGTTACATTGCCGAAAACTGGAACTTGTAAGTTTCCAGAATAAGTAGCATCATATAGGGTAATCTCTTGTGACCCACTCAAATCAAATTGATAATTAGTTGGTCCATACAAATTAATCTCGTCGAATATCGTTATTCCACTCTGCGATAAAAAGCCCTCCTCTAATGGGAGAACACTGAACCCGCTATAGAATAATCTATAATACCTATAAGGGTTTTCATTCTCAAATATGAACCCAGTTCTAAAGCTGATGCTTTGATCGCTTTCTGGGTTTGATTCCTCTTCTTCTTCCCCTTTTATAACGGAATTTGGGATAACCGAGATATCCTCAAAGAATAAAGAGGCTGTATTAACTGGATAAACCGCCACTTGATTAGCGATCTCAAAAAGGGCTTCTGGTTTCAAGTCGGCTGTGAATGATCCATTAAAATATGTATTATTTGATGGAAATATATTTTCACCTTCAAAGCCTGTAAAAAATCCGCTATATGATATAGTTGTTACTTTCGGTATTAACTTTTCCTTTTCTTGTTCCGGTATCTCTTCTTTACATAGAACATAGCCAGTTTTTATATAATTCGGATCTTCGATATCTACGCCAGAATTAATGGGGTGGCCAACTGGAATTTCTATTTGATAGTGATTATCGCACCCGCTACATTCAGCCTCTTCATCTTGAGAAATTGTATAGTAGTTACCAAAGCTGTCAAGCCCACTTTCAATAATAACAGACTTTGATCTTTTAACTATTTTAGGTGAAGGGCAGGGATATATTATGTCTTCGAAGTCTAATTCATCATCTTCTTCTTGTGGCTTGACTACTTTGTAGCCAGAAACGAAACCAAGTAAAGATCCAGAATAATTTCCACTATACTGGAATTGGATATCTTCTTTATAAAAATCCGAAACATCTATTTCTTCAGGGAATCCAACTCCAGTAAATACGCCATATCCAAGATTTGTAAAAGTTAGCCCAATGGATTCTACTTGATTTAAAAATACGCCATCTCCCGATATAATTGAATGATCATTTGAATTTATGATTATTGAGTCTATCCCCTCTTTCTCGTTATCAACTCTTAGCTCAGAACCCTCAATAAAGGATAGCGGTTGTTTTTGTAATTCCAATCCGTCAGTTATGAGTTCGTGGCTATTTTCGTCGTAATTGAAATCTTTCAGCATTAGGTTTTTCCACCGCTGACCATTGTCACTGGCTTGAACCCCTATGGAAATCGGCATTGAGTATTGATATTTACTATCAATCCCATCTTGATTATTAAACTCAATTTTATAACCCCCCATTTCTCCGTAGATTAGGGATTGTATCTGCAAAAAGTTAGAATTAATAGGGGTCGCTTTTAACAATGGCCCATTATAAAAATCTCCACTTTTGTCATTTGCGTATTCTTCAATATCAACTTTAAATGACTGCCATATACCCCTTTTTGTGCCTAATGTAAAAGTATTATAATAACTGTTAAGCAAATAGGACAGCTCAGTCGCATTACTAAATGTGCTAACATTGTTACCCCTTCTGTCATAATAAAACTTATTATCTAAATTATAATTACTAGGAAAGCCAGTTCCATAGGTCTCCATGTATTTACCAGAGAAGTCAAAATTATACGGACTAAATTCCAAATAATCGCCAAGACTTATTTTATTAAAATCTATGCTTCCACTAAAAAAAGCGCCAGAAACCGATTTGTCTTTGTTGCCGACGTTGCCGCCACCGCCCGGTGGCTCGCCCCCAGCTCCACCAGCGCCTTCTGTGCCGGGGCAGCCTGGTGGTGGCTCACACAGCCCTTCATCTTCATCTTCGTCGTCGTCGTCATTGTTATCTTTATTAATTTTACCCAATAACTCTAAATTACAAATAAAACCAACGTCTTCCCACTTTACTTCTGGCTTGTTTAATTCTGAAAAATTTGGATCACTGGAAGAAATGGATTCTTGATACCTAACGGAAAAGCCAACTCCTTGAGCTATATTATAAGGGATTCCACTTGTGTCATATTGAATATATGCTATATCCTGAACAAATTTTGGCTTCTCATCTCTGGTTATGTCAATTATGCCTTTACCACTTTCGTAAAATACATATGATTCCCCCCAAGGACCACCACCAGTTTCGGAGAAATATTGTAACGCTGTTAATCCTGTATCGTCACGGGAGCGGATCTTGGCAGAATCAGTATCTAAAGTTTGGTAATATCCACCAGTTTCACGAGTAACCAAACCGTCGCTCCAAGTAAGTTTAGCACTCCAAGGAATTATTCTGGATGCAAAACCCCAGCCATCAAATACTGCTATTTCTAGTTTATCATCGGGGTAAATATTACCAGTATATGACCATACATATTCTGGAGAAGATTGCCCCGAAGTTAAAGAGACATAAGGCCAATCAATGGAATTTAATATAATTGAAGTATACTCAGTTAAGGTTAGTTGTTCCGAGGATCTATTGAAAGCATTCTGGAAGTCATTAGAACTTTCTGTAGATATATTAAAACCATTAGGAATAAAAGGCTTTGAATAAACGCCAACAGATAGGTTTTCATCTAAATTACCAACTAATGGTTTAGCGTTCCAACCTCTTATTAACCCTCTACCATCAGTTACTACGAGTTCCAAAGATGAATATTCTACAGGACCATGCAAAAGCTCAATTTCATCTATTCTATCTTGAATAGATACTTCTACGGAACCATATCCGTCCCAACTATCAGAAACTTTAAATATTTGATTATAATCGCTGGATAAATTTGTTATAGGATAATCAATAGAGTTAGCAGTGATTTTACCGCCCACTACCCATACCGAATAAGGTGGGGAATGTGAATACCATCTTATATTTCTACTTGGGCTTAAAACTACCTCATCATTTACTAATATTGCAAAGTCATCATCTACGTTGACACCTAGACCTCGTCTAGTTTCGCCACTCAATTCTAATTTTTTAATAAAGAGCGAGCCTAAGGGCCAAAAATCTTCTTGCGAATACGAAGCATCTTCAAAATATAAATCATCTATATAATCATTTAAATCAGCGTTGTCAATAGATAATATTGAAATGATATCAAGATTGGCAAAACCTCTTTTAGCTATCACATTAATAAGAATACTAAAATTCGCAGAGTTAACATTAGACATATTTACCCATTGAGCGTTGCACTCAGGTGGCAACTGATTTAAAAAGCTATTATAATAAGGTTCTAGTAACAAATTGGTGTTACCATAAGAATCTCTCGTAGTAGTAAAAAAAACAGTTTGAACCTCTTTGCTTCCTAAGATGCTTAAAGCTTGAGATCCATAATTAGATAAAGAATCATCATCTTCGTCTGTGAATGCACATAAAATAACCTTTCTATCAGAATAACCATTAAATGCACCGATAGAATCTATATCTACAATTGCTTCTGATAGATTTTCCTTGCCCCCTTCCAATGTTATATAGCTACGGATATCATTTAACACCGCTTGGAATCTTTCATAAGACCCCGGTGTAGTCACCATATTGATATCATAATACTCATTTATGATACCAATAGTACTATTACTGTAATAATAATCATATGAATAGATAAATGCATTGATTATACGAAAATCAAAAAGTTCGGATGCAGATATAGCAGCAGCACAATTTCTTATGTCGTCACCCATAGAGCCAGACCGATCAAACAAAAATATGATGTCTACATCTTCAGCAATTTCCACATCTTCGCCTGAATCATCTACAATTCTTACCTTATTATCGCCCTCTAACCCCGTCAAATTAAAATTACTTAAGTCTGAAATTTTATAATTCCAATCATGCGCTGGATTTAAAATTCCGTCCAAAGAATCATCATCTTTGTAATAAATACCAGTATAGGTGATATCCCCTTGGAAAGTGCCGCTTATAAACGCACGACCCGTTCCGTTGGCCTGTATTGTTGTTTTTAAAAGATTCGTACTACTTGGTAACAAATCCTCAACCCTCTCATCCTTGATGCCATCCACTACCTGATCTCCAGAAATGCTTCTGCTAAAAAATGGGTCGATGCTCTTGGTGAAAGTATCTTCTGAGATATCTGTAGGAATTATTATTCCACTTGTAATTGCAGTTTCAGTATATCCCGAAGCGTCTGATATTAGGTAGGTATAAAAATTATCTCCAGATATTAAATTTTTAGAGCCACTTGTATTAACAAAATATTCGGGAACTTCGTTTAAAAAACTTATATCGAAAAAATCAAACTCTCCAGTTATCCCAGTATTGATGGTCTTGTTAACATCAATCACTCCAGAGGCTAAATAAATTTCCCCAGAGTAAGACGGATTTCCGCTTACGTTAACGTTTATTCCATTTACAAAAAATCCATCCAAGTTGATTGGACTAATCAAGTTAAAGTTCTTGAAATTAACAGCTTTTTCTATGTATTTCCCTTCCACGTAAGGCTCTCCAGAATATGGAGGATAAAACATGTCTCCAGTTACTAACGAATTACTGTAATTTTCTCCAGATATTCTAATCCCGTAACCATCCCCAGAAAAGAATTCCTCAAACATGTTTTTAAACTGAACACGACCACTTATTGAGACGTCTATATTTCCCCTAAATTTATCCTCGTAGTAATTCCCATAAACCTGTGTTTTTAATATCGCTGGTTTATCAAAAACATTAATATATAGCCCGCCAGTAATACTCCCAGTTTTTGACCCTGAAATATATCCACCCCCTACAAAAGAATATTCACTAGTATCAAATTGAAAAATATCTGCTGGAGATAGCCAATTGCTAGATGGTCCATTTTGAAGAACGGTTGTCTGATCATTAACCCATACAGGTATTTGTTTGGAAGTTGATATATAAGCATCTTCCGCTTCTGTACGAGAATAAGAAAATGTTGTAATGCTTTGTAGAGGATTTGAAACTTGTGTATTTGACGGTGTAGTATAAAAATCATATACAGGAATCTGGCTGCTTTTAATTCTGTCTATTACATATTCTTCAGGAATATCATTCTGTGCTCCAAAGCTAATATTGCTGGTATCAGAATCTCTCAACAAAAATATTTTATTATCTCTACTATTTTCTTCTAAACCACTAATCATCTCGTCAATACGCGACCAGCGCTTGATGGTTCCACCCCCAAATTGAGGTATAATAGAGTTTAATAAAGCATCATTTAAATATGCCCTACCAGTTTCAGTTTCAGAATCTACAAACGGAACATTTCGTGATGGTTGCAACAAAGGCCTTATACTAACCAAACCCCTTAATCCACTAAAAAAAGTGGTTGCGAAATTAGAAAAAGTTGAGGCTTTAGAAACCAATACCACACTTTTACCAGTAAATGTAATTGACGGGGCTTCACCAGTTTCAAAAATATAGTTTCCAGTTAATGTTCCCTCTGAATATCCAGAATATATAAGACCAGCGACTTCGACAACTCCGAAACCCTCAACGTCTCCAGAGAATTCAACACCAGTCCAAGTATAATAGTCGTGAAATCTTTTGCTTTTTACAAAATCAGTACTCCATATACTATCAATCCCGATTTTTCGTTTTTCATATTCTAAACTCCCAGAGGGTGGAACATCTGGATAAAATTTATTGAAAGTATCAACATAATAACTGCCAACCTTAAGCTCTTCGTTGTACAAAAGATTGCTAGAAATTCTATTCCCAGTCTGGAAAAAATCTGGTAAGTCGAAAGTTTTTAGAGGCAGATTAGTTTCTACATCTAAAATATCTCCAGTAGATAAATCATATCTTCCAGTTGATGTATAATACTCTGACATTTAAATATTTTCTAATATATTATTTTTATAACGCCTCTGAATTGCATTTTTTTTACAACCAGAGCAACCACCACCTTGAAACTCTAATTCTGCAATGTATTGCTTATGCAGATCTTTGAACTTTTCTGGCAATTCTCCATCTTTAAGTCCAAAAAAAACATTCACAACCTCATTGATATTTTTTTCTATTCCTTTATCCCTAATAATCCTTCTCATAGGGGAATATTACAGTTTTTTTTATAAAAAGAGAAATTTCTTATACATACATAAAATGTGTAATAACGTCTCATGGCAGAGGATTTTTTGGATTTTTATAGGAGCAAGGGTAATAGTTTGTCGGACATCGACATATATTATGACTTTGATACTGGAATCCTTGGAGAATCACCTGCAACGAGCGGCTTTTTCGAATCTGGGAATCCCTATAAGCCGATAGTTTATAATAAAAAAACAGAAATATCAGATGGCTATGCTGTTGGGGAAAATTATTCTGGTTTTTATGATAAAAAAGGAACGGGCAATTTTATTAAAAATTATGACAGTGAAAGTTTTTTAAAAATTAATAATTCAAAAAATTTATCTGGAAGTTCAAATTGGACCTTTATAATTACCGCCAACAAATACGGGACTAATAACGGTATTATTTTTAGCAGCCTATCGGGTGACAAAGGCTTTAATCTAGGATTTAATGATACCCATAATTTATATCTTGAGTCATCTTCTGGGATATTCGTTTCAGAATTAAATTATGCTAGTTATAATGGGATCGTTTTAAACAAAAATGGATCAAACTTTAATATAGGGAGATACAATTTTAATACAAACAAATTTGATGTGGAAAACTTTTCAATAAACGGAGTTTCTCATGGTGAAAACTGGTTTATTGGTGGAACACCGAATAAACAAATATCGGAATCAAGTTTTAGCGGGACAATAGATAACTTTGTTTATTTCAATAAAAAAATAAATACTACCAAATTAAATAGTATATTTTCTGGGTTTTTAATTAGAAGCGAGGACTCTTTGGGTTTAATCAGTTTAACTGGAACGCAGACTTCGCAAAGCGGATACGTTGAAAGCGGTATTAAATATATTTTCAAAGAGTCTGTTGATATTTCTGGAGAATTTTCCGTTTTAAAGAATAACATTCCATTTAATAAGGACATTCTAAAGACTGGCTACATTAGTGATTTTTGTGGAAATAGGGAATCCCTTTATCGAAGTGGAGACAAAATAGGAATAAAGAAAGGAAACTTTTTTCTTGAGTATAGCGGTAACTTTGCTGAGTCAAATATTCAAACTGGGCTAATAACTGGTTCGAGTGTTGTAATTAGACAGTTAATTACTGGTTTTCAGAGCCAAGTAACTTTAAGTACTGGACAGTTTTCGGATCTAGTATTTGAATATAATTGCTTAAATGATTGTGGCAATATTGAGCCTATATTTTCATTTCAGACTGGAATTGGGATTATAAGTGGTTTTAACTTTATACCTATAACTGGCCTTGTAAGTGGTTTTGAATCTACTACGGTTAAGAACGAAACATTAAAAGAAGTCTTCGTGAGTGATGTTATTGATCAATCGTGCGGATTTTATATTGATAGCGGTTATATTGATCAGTATGGGTTTGACTCGATTTTTATTAAAAAAAATATGGCTCCATCTTTTTTAAATCAGTCTTTAGTTTCTCCAGAAGATTTAAATTTAAATAATACTGTAAAATATAATAATACTGAAGGATTTTTTAAGATTCCACAAAATGATTCAAATAGCAACTTCTTTTCATTTTATAACGGTTACTTGCAAATATCGGGAAAGAATTATGACATAAAAAATAATAAAATCACTGGGAGCGGATTAAACTCTTCTGGAGTTTTCACTTACGGAAATCTATCCGAATTGAAAATTAAAGATATTAGTGGCTCGTATACTGGAACAAGCAAAACCTCCCTATTATTTACTGGAGATAAAAACTCTTTATACAGCATCTTAACTGGTTCTGGATCGGTTATCAATCTTCCAGTTGGGGAGTATAAGGCTATGGAGTTTAATGATTATTTTGAAATCAATAGCGGAGATAACAATTATTTAAGTTTTGATAAATTTTTTGAAAAAAGCTCAATGGTTTTCTTAAATGGAAAGAAGATGCTGCATAGTTTAGATTATTTAGAGACGCCAAACAATAAAAGATTAAAATCTGGAATATTTGAAACAAAGGGGGATTACTTTGGGGATATAAACAACTTTTTTCAACAAGCTATTTTGGGTAAATCTATCCTACTCCAAGATGGTTACAAACTTTTGGCTGAAGATATGAAAAGTCTAAATACACAATAGGCCTGTAAAAACTTAATTAATATAATATAAAATATAAAAGCGAAAATTACGAAATTAACATTAATTGAAAAAACAATAATTTATAAGATAATACAATAGATGAAAGAAACAGAAATAGAATTGATAAAAATTGATGGCGCGACTGATATATTTGGAGGTAAAATATACAATGCTTCATTCAAAAATAATTTTTCAGATTCACCGTCTAGCATCACTATCAATGTTGTTAATGAAGATGGTATATACGAAATTCCAAAATTGGATGCCAACTCTATTCAAGAGTTTTACGAAATAAAGATAGGAGAACAGGAATTAGGAAAATACTCCCTAGTCAAGACGCGCACCAGTGTGAGTAAGTCGGGCAAAATATTGGAATTAACTTTTTTTGACATTACTATGAATTTGGATAAAATTTATATTGGATTACATAAAAAGCACGGGATTATACCAAGATCTGACGAAGGGGATAAAAGATTAAAAAGCTATAGCAAAAAAGATATTTTATCTTCGATGGAGGGTGTCGAAGTTGAAGGCGATGAAACTGGAAGGCCACCATTTTTTATCCAACTGAATGACGATGGTGACGTTACGCCCTTAATTTTAATGGGTAGAGAATTTCACCCTTGTGACGCCAATCGAGATGGCTATTTAGATTTTGAAGAAGACTTGTTTCAGGGAGATGGGTGTGACCCATGCCCAAACTGTCCAGAAGACAAGTATGATGGCAGTATAGATCGTCAAAGATGTTTAGATTTAGAATGTAGTGAGATTTTTGAGGTTAGATATAATTTCAAATCATTACTTGAAGCAATAGCAGAATTTTTTACACAGGCAGACATAGATATAGAGATAGAAGGACAGCCAGAAACCAATGATCTATATTACGCGCAGTATGAAGGGACTTTGAGAGAAGTTTTAAAAAGATGGTCAGCCGACTTCTCTTTTAACTTTTATTTAGAAAATAATGAAGGAAAAGCTACTCTTAAATTTATTGATACAAAAGTTGAAGCAGATATTATTGGCAAGGACGAACTCGGCGAAGAGGACGTTATAAGTTTCGAAGAAACGCAGAGTGTCGAAAATACTCAAAATTCTGGAAGCATATCTCTTTATAGACAAAGTGGAGAAAGAAAAATTTACAACTGTTCTACAAGTGTTAAGATGGATTTAAAGCCTCTAACTTTGGGGGACTTATATTCCGATACGGACGAAGCTATTCTAGGTAAAAAACAAGAAGAAAATGATCTGGTATCTTTTGAGGATCTAGAAATATCTATTGGTCTTGCAAAATATAGCCTAGCCATGCGAGAGCACTTTTGGTGGGGCAAAATGTATGGAGCAGACAGGGGTAGGGAAGATATTGTCAAGCTGCAATACCTAGGTCCCCCTGAGAAGAAAAGCTCGCCTACTGGAGGGGGAGAGATTAAATTTGAAGTCCCAGAAAAGTTTCCTAAAAGCACTCTTGAACGTTCTAGCGGACTTCAGGAGTCGGAGGGGTTAGATTCATTAAATCCAGACACTTTAGTGGAGGTAGCAAAAGAAAGAGGTATTTTGCAACTTGGATCATTTAAGGCTTTAGCTTTCTTTTTTCCTACAGGTAGGAATAATGAACCTTCGGAGATATATTACAACAAGGGCACTAGGTTTGGAGAAGGAGAGGGGAAAAAAATAGACTATAACGCAACTGTTGTCAACGATTGCAAAAAAATCTGGAAACCTACCCCAGAAGAGCTGGATTTTTTCGCCTCTACTCCAATTTTTGGGAATGCTGAGATTGATTTTGAGGAGAACACATTTGCTGTGGAGACCTTTTCTAGAGGCTATTTTGTACTAGCTTCTAGAAAAGATGATCTTTTAGAAAAGATTATAAAAAATGAACAAAGATTAGGCTCCGAATTTATTGGAAAGTTTTTCGCGAGACAAATAGATATTACTGATGAGCTGAATATTTGCGGATATGACAAATATGGAAAAAAGGATTATAGCAGAAAAAATATTTCGGTAAGAGGGGGTGGGGAATTTTATAACTTTACTGACAAAAACACCAAAAAGTTTTTAGAAAGTCCGCTATTTGATTTCGGTCATAGTCAGGGATCAGTTGTCGGGAAATTACAAGAAAAAGTTCAAAATAAAACTAAGATTAACATCGTTCAAGATGGAGAAAGCGCTTTTGATGAGGGGGTGATTATAACCCAAGTTTCAAATAACTGGTATCCACAAGAAGGTGTTACAAACGAGCTAAAGGCATTTCTCGATGTTTACGAAGATAAGAAGATGAAACAAATAGATATTAATGAAGGTAATAAAGAGGAATTTAGCAAACTAATATCAGATTTTGCCCCAGAACACATTAATGATCCTAATGTTAAACTATTTGTTGTGTATCCAGATAGTTTCAGCGAAGGGTTTAGTGTTGAGAGAGACCAAGTGCATCCGTCAATAAGCATTAACTCTACGGATAGTAGAGGCAGAGCGGTGTCTTCTGGTTGTTATGGAGACTGCGAAAATAATGAAGAATGTTTTGAAGGCGAAAAAAATAGTGCTAGATTGGAAAAATTGCAACTTAAACTAGATAGTTTAAAACCGCACTCTACCTTGTGGAGAGCTGTTAAAAGGGAGATCGATGGGGATAAGTGCCGCGATAATCAATGTGTAGACAGCAATTTTTGTGAAGACGACGAAGGCTGCGGGTCTTTTGATACGATTGATGGAGAAACTTTTTCCGAATATGAGTGTGTAGAAGGAGAGTGTATTGAAAAGTTGGGCTTACAGTCATCAATTTGTACGAGATTAGATCTAAATGGCTTTAAGATTTACTCTCCACCTCACGGATTCAAAACGCCATCAGGTAAAAAGCTTCTTTTTAACGAAGATTTTGACGCTAGGACCTATAGGTCTATTTTGGAATATCAAAAAAATGTTGAAGTTTTTGTTCCCAAAGTGGAACACATTATCCAAGATAATATAGAAAAGTTTGAAAAGGGTTTCTCCAAATTTAATGTAAATTTATACCAAGTTCCGATAGATGACTTGAATTTATTTTATAGAAAAGAATTGGCCACCCAAGTCTGTACCCCTAGTGATGAGTTGTTAGAAAAACTGCATGAAGATTTTAATTTAAATTTGTCTTACAATATTGAGCAACCGCGTAAAAGTATAAAAATATCTCTTGCTGGAGTTTCTAAACAATTAGGAGAAGATATGATAGCCAAGGGTTTAGAGTCTTTTGACATTAATATATCGGCGGACGGAGTTACTTCAAATTATGTTTTTGGAAATAGAATTATGCAGCCAGTTTCTGTAGATGTCACAAGAAGGTTAGTAGACATATTACAAAAACGAACTACCAAACACTTAAATTATACTCAGTCTGTACTGGGAATCCAAAATTAATGATATTAAGTGGCAAAAATTTTAGAAGTATTTCAGATCAAACTGGTAATTATAGTTATGTTTTTGGTGTTAAAACCAAGACAAAATCTTCAGACATTTATGTTGGTTTAACTGGGGATTATAACATAGACTATAGATTTATTAGTGGTAAAATTTTTGACAGGAATAGAGATTTTGTATCTAGCTATTCTAAAAACGGCAATTATATTATTTCTGGAAATTTAAAGAATAACCATCATGAATATTTCATAAACGGAGTCCCAAAAATTGTAGGAGAAACCGTTCCGAGTGGGAAAATATCTGGAGTGTTTGCTATTAACGAGGAGCCAGAAAATATTGATTTTAAATTTTATGGAGAAACCCCATCTTATTCGATTACTACGAGCTCCAATCAATTAATAAGTGGCCAAACCCTAACAGGTTTTATCAATAATAATAACCCATCTTTATCTTTTACAGTATTTACTGGCGAATTGTTAAATTCAGATATCCCAGCAACTTTTTCTATAGATAGTAATCAAGACGTAACAGGCTCAGCAGAATTTTATTTAACGCCATCGCAATCACAGAATTTAAGCGGAGTCGCCAATTTATTATTTTATACAAATTTTGGAGAAATAGAATATTCTTACAATCTAACTGGAGGAAATTTACCTTCAGTTATAAAGTCTAGTTATTACTTAACCTTACAGCCATTTAATCCAAATTTTGAGGGAAGTTCTGGGTCCCTTTCCATTACTAGTTATTACGCAAATTTTGATGGTGCGAACGTTAAAGTTTCCCTTTCTCACGTTTCTGGGCAGACTGGTGAAATATTTAGAGATAAAAGTTTTTCCAGAGGATTTAGTCATACTCAAGATGATAGCGTTACGGGAACAAATATAGTTTCTATTTTTAAAACTGGTTTGGTTTCTGGTTACAACGCTTCTGGCCTTATTCAAACTGGTATGGGGTCGGGGATTTTAACTGGATATGCCGAACCTACTGGACAGATCGTTAATGATTATGAGCTAGTTTTAACTGGACTGGCAAGCGGCTTCCTTGATACTGATATTAATTTGGCAGGATACGCAACATCTCGTTTCTTTGGGTTCGTTCCTTTTGGATCGAGTTCAATTTTAACTACAGCCAATGATATTGCGGGTACTGGGATTTTAAACCAAGAACAACTTACCGGGATTATTAGAACTGGTATAGGCGAAGCCCTATTTAATCCTTATGAATATTTGCCAACGGGAGAAATAAATCTTCAGTCAGGCGCATATAATACAAGAACTATAGAGAAATATATATCATATACTGGAGCAATCACTGGATATTACGATTTGGCTGCGAGTGGATATGCTGGATATATTATAGAAACTGGCATATTCGACCAGAATTTCTCTGGAAATGTTAAGAGGGGCGTATATACCTTTGACAAACAATATGATACGAATATTACTGGTTTTGATGCACTATTTGGAGCGGACACCATTGGGGAGATAGTTAGCGGAGGGCTGCCCGAAGTTACTGGCGAATCTTTTAGTTTAACTGGGAATTTAAAACTTTCTGCAAGTGGTGAGTGTTTAGAGGAGGTTCCAGTATATGATGTTTCAGGGTATAGCGTCAAATATCCTTACAACTTTAATATAGCTAATTTACTATTATCCTTATCCAAGTTAAACCCAAGCTTTACTGGGTCTATTATGACCGTAGAAAGAGCTAGTGATGGCGAAACTAAAGACATTTATTTTTACAATAAATATATTAATTATGAAAATATAAAGCAGTTCGCACAGTCTGGAGAAGTTTATATTAACGAATGGAAAGACCAATCTTTAAATAAAAATAATTATATTCCGAGTACAGTAGATAGGCCAAAAATATTAATTGGTCCTGGATTTTTTAATTCTGGAATATATTTTTATCAAAATTGGCTGGAAACAAGTAATTCTTTGGAATTTATTGACGGAGAAGATTATTCGATTATATTTAGTGGAGATTCTCCCTGTGATTTTCTGGCTGGTAGTTATTATAATTCATCTATCGATACTGGTGCTTTAAATGAAGGGTGGAATTTAGACGTTTGGAATGAAACCGTAAGATATACAGGTTATAATGAAGTTTCCATTCCTACAGTTACTGGGGATGGAAATCTATATATAAGCGCCATTGACGAGAATCAAAATATATATATAAACAATCTAATCTCTGAAATTTTCATATACCCTTTCGATGCTACAGCTATATACTCCCCGACTGGAGTCGTGAGTGGAGTCGGACCGCCAGTATATAGTATATTTGCCGATGTATCTGGTTATTATAATATTGATACAGACATACACCCACTGGGTCAAAAAACATCTTCTCAAAAAGCAGCAAACCTCGGAAACTGGGCAGTTTTCCCGCCATCTTATGACGAATATATAACTTCTTATAACCCATACACGCAAGTCACACAATTCCAATCCGAGCCTATCACTGGAGTTTCTTATGGGGCAGCTGGGGTTGGGAATTGGGTTGCTATGGGGATGAATGCGCCTATATCGCTAGTATTTTACGATCCAGAAACCGATATTGTTAAAAAATTTGCTTATTCGAAGGCTGTTCACAGCACCACAGCGGTTGGCAACTTGGCGGTTTTTGGAGTTAATGATTCTAGTAATTCGAAAGTCGCGGCTTATTGTTTCGACCCAGTAACAGAACAAGGCTTTGAATTAAATTATACTGGGAATATTGTCTCAGAGGACAGCATCCTGTTTCGTCAATCTGCGACGGTCGGAGACTGGGCTGTTTTTTGCCCAAATAATTCAGAACAAATTATTGCAGTCAATCCATCTTCTACAACTACTAATCAAGTGCAACATATGCAGCCACGGATAACTGGAGATGCTGGTCAACTTGCTCCATTCATGTTTTCGGGACCAGCTGTTGTTGGGGACTGGGCGGTTATGGCAGGGCGCACTGGAAGCGTTGTCTCTTATAACCCAACTGCAAATGACCTATATATACATCCGCAAGAAATACCTGCAATCCCGATGTCATTTGCTGAAAGAAATGGCAGCTATTACCCAAGATTTGGCACACCAACTGTAGTTGGTGATTGGGCAGTTTTTCCGCCGTTGAGGGGAACTGGTATTCTAGCTTATAATCCGATAACTAGAATCCAGAAAAGTTTATATTTTAATGGGGAAGATTTTGAAATAAGCAATCCTGAGGAAGCAACTAACTTTAGTTCTGCAGCTACATTAGGAAAATGGGCGATATTTGCGCCACAAAGTGCTTCAGCATCTCTGGCTTATGATCCAGTAGAAAATGTATATCATAAGTTTTATAACGAACTTACGGAAGGGTACACCATGTCCACCACTGTAAATGACGAATGGGTAGTACAATATCCAAATACAGCAGATTCCTTTGCGAGTATAAAAATTGCTAATCCCTTTTCTAATCCTTTTGATTTCTTATGCCCTCAAGAGGTAATACTGTTTACTGTAGATACCTCGATTAACACATCGCTTGAGGTTGAACTAGATCCATTACTCAGCTATTCAGCAGTAATTGATTGGGGCGATGGAAGTACTGATACATTCCTAGATGGAATTGTACCCTCAAGTATTTCACACACCTATGCTACGGTTGGTACATTCGAAGTAATTGTAACTGCAACTTCAGTTCCTAAGTTTGAGTTATCTTCAGAGCTGAATGTAGTTTCCGCAATTCTTGAAAATTTACTTCAAACTACAGAAAATATGTTCTTTGCATGCCGTAACCTGCAAAGCGCGACCATCGGCGACGGCATCACCAGCATCGGGGATCGCGCATTCCAAAACTGCGTTAGCCTGAGAAGCATCATCATCGGCAACAGCGTCACTAGCATCGGGATTGAAGCATTCTTATTTTGCTGGTTACTGAATGCAATCACTTTGCCAGACAGCCTCAAAAGCATCGGGTCTAGCGCATTCCGAATTTGCGAACGCGTGCAGAGCATCACCGTTCCAGACAGCGTCACCAGCATCGGGGATCGCGCATTCTCTCAAATGGAACGCCTGACGAGCGTCACACTTCCAAATAATGTTGACTTTACCAGAATCGAAGAGTACACGTTCGCTGACACTAGCCTGACGAGCATCACCATTCCCGACAGCGTCACCTACATCGGGAATGGCGCATTCGCTGACACTAGCCTGACGAGCATCACCATTCCCGCCAGCGTCACCAGCAAAGGGAGTCTCATATTCAATGACTGCGATCTGCTGACGAACATTGTGGTTGATAGCGCCAATCCGAATTTCAGTTCGACAGGACCACTGTTACTCAACAAGTCAGGGAGTATTGTGTTGGAAGGTTTCGGTGTCAGCGGTGATTTTACCATTCCTAGCACCATTAACGTCATCGCTTTTGCCGCATTCACTGGCACTGGCCTGACGAGCATCACGATTCCTGACAGCGTCGAAAACATGGGTGCTGCAACATTCGCTAACTGCGAAAACCTGACTAGCGCCACCATTGGCAACGGCGTCGTCCTCTTGGGGGAAGGCACATTCCGGAGATGCTATAATTTATCAGTCGTTAACCTCTCTATACCTAAATCCGTAATAGATGGAGCTAGCTCAATGGATGGAGTTCCAGATACTTTCGAATATACAGCACCCCTTCTTACCATTAATGTTCCAATTGGCACTCCTGGTTGGGTAGCTGGAACTGGTCTGACAATTGGTGGTAACACAAATGTAACGGTCAATATAGGCGAGCCAGCGTTAGAGCCATTACTTTTTACTGTAGATACCTCGATTAGCACATCGCTTATTATCGATCTAGATCCATCTCTCAGCTATTCAGCAGTAATTGATTGGGGCGATGGAAGTACTGATACATTATTAGATGGAATTGTACCCGCGAGTATTTCACACACCTATGCTACGGTTAATACATTCGAAGTAAGTGTAAGTGGAACTTCAGTTCCTAAGTTTGAGTTATCTTCAGAGCTGAATGTAGTTTCCGCAATTCTTGAAAATTTACCTCAAACTACAGAAGACATCTTCAATTCCTGCACTGGCCTGACGAGCGTCACCATCGGCAACAGACTCACCAGCATCGGGTCTGGCGCATTCTATGGCTGTACTGGCCTGACGAGCGTCACGATTCCCGAAAGCGTCGAAACCATCGGGAATAGCGCATTCCAAAGCTGCAGCCTGACGAGCATCACGATTCCCGATAGCGTCACCAGCATCGGGGGTGCCGCATTCGCGGAATGCACTGACTTGGCGACCGTCACCCTTCCAAATAATATTAACTTCACCAGCATCGAGGATTTCGCATTCGGTGGCTGCACTGGCCTGACGAGCATCACCATTCCCAACAGCGTCGAAACCATCGGGTATCAGGCATTTGAGAACTGCTATATCCTTACGAGCGTCACCATCGGCAATAACGTCGAGAGCATCGGGATTGAAGCATTCATGTCCACTGGCCTGACGAGCGTCACCATTCCCATTAGCGTCACCAGTATCGGGATTAACGCATTCCGTAACTGCAGTGACTTGGCGACCGTTGATTTGTCCGTGCCTAAAACAGTCATAGATTCAGCTACAAATGTTTTCTTTAACACAGCATCCCTTCTTACCATTAATGTTCCATATGGCACTTCTGGTTGGGTAGCTGGAACTGGCCTGACAATTGGTGGTAACACAAATGTAACGGTTAATATAATAACACCAGAAGCGATGCTGTTTACTGTCGATGCTTCGATTAATACATCGTTTCTGGTTAGACGCGATTCCAGGGATATTTATTCTGGAGCAATTGTTTGGGGTGATGGAAGTGCTGACGAAGCCCTATCTGGAAGTGGTATTGTAATTATTGAACACACCTTCCCTTCTACTGAAGTATATCAAGGAATGATAATTGGAACTTCAGTTCCTAGTATTAGTTTCGATTATAATCGAAGTTTAACATCATTTGAAAATCTTGGAGACGTGGGCCTCAACAGTACAGAAGGTATGTTTACAAACTGCATTGGACTGACGAGCGTCACAATTTCCGACAGCCTCACTAGAATTGATAATGGCACATTCCGTGACTGCATTAGCCTGACGAGTATCACGATTCCCGACAGCGTCACCTACATCGGGAATGGCGCATTCTGGGGCACTGGCCTAACGAGTATCACTATTTCCGACAACGTCACCACTATTGGGGGTGCCGCATTCAGAGAGTGCGCTGACTTGGCGAGCGTCATCATCGGAAACGGAGTTGAAGTGATCAGCGGCAATGTATTCGCGGAATGCACTGACTTGGCGACCGTCACCATTGGCAACAGCGTCACTAGCATTGGGGATTACGCATTCCAAGGCTGCACTGGCCTGACGACCATCACCATTCCCGACAGTGTAGAAATTATCGATACTTCCGCATTCCGGAACTGCAGCGGCCTGACGACCATCACCATTGGCAACAGCGTCACCAGCATAAGGAGCGGCGCATTCGATAACTCTGGCCTG